TAACTCATAAATCTGTTCCCGTAGATACGGGAGAAGGTGTTTATATCGGAGACAGAGGTGAAAAAGAAAAAGAAAGACAAAGAATTCTGGAAGAAGAGAACAAAAAATTAAGAGAGGGTAAATGGGGTAAACCCGATGATAAAATAAAGATTCCAACTTCTACAGGTCATCCACCACCTGAAATAAAAAAATGGGAACCACCCATATCATATCCACCTAAGGCAAAAGATTTTCAACTTCCAGGTTTCCCTGATCAATCCGAAGAATTAAATAAACCACAAATTCTTACTTTTGCTAAAGATAAAAAAAAAGTAAAGAAAAAACTTGAAGAGATTGAACCTTATGGAGGAGCAGACTTTATTGGAACATCTAAAAAAAAAGATAGAACAAAAGATAAAGAATTTCTAAAAGTTTTTGAAGAATATAAAAATACACATTTTGGTGGTAATGAATCAGCTGCTGCTAGATCTATTAATGAAAGCAGAGAAAAAATAAGAGCGCTTAGACTTAGAGTAACTACTGACGATGGAACAACTGGAAGAGTTAGCACTGCTCATGAGGAAATAATAACTACAGAAGTTCCAAAAAATCCAATTCGTTCTATTGATGCAACTACTGAAGTAAAAAGAGATCAAAATTATTTTAAAAATTTCTTAACAAAAGAAAATAAAAATGAATACATGTCTGCACAAAATATTGCTAATGTATTAAAGTTTAAATTTGGGGATGGATTATCAGAAAAGTTAGCCAAATCCGAACGAAATGCTTTTACTGGAATGTTAGATCAACTAAAGGTAAAAAGTAAAGAGGTGCCTGGTAAAAGGTATAAGGCATATAAATTATCTGATGTTGTAAATAAGTTGACTGAAAAGTATAAAGATAAACTAGTAAAAGGAGACGTACTATATTCAACAGAAAGACTAAAAGTTGAAAATAGATTAGATCCAAATCTTTACAGTAAAGTATTAAAGACTGCTAAAAGTAGAGTTAATTCTCTTTTAGAAAAAGAAGGTTTAAAATATAAATCAAAAAAAGGTACATCAGGATATCCAGTAGATGATATAGAACACACTGTTTCAATAAAAGAAACCGATAAATTTCCAAAGTTATTTAAAAATTCAACTGTTAATAAAATAAATTCTCTTGTTTATGGAGATCCTTTAATTAATCAAGAAGTTAAAAAAGTTACGGGCTATGAGTCTAAGCATAATAAATGGTTTAAAGAATTAAATGATATGGTGGGTAAAGAAATAACAAAAGAGAAAAAAGTCCGATTAGAAGACATAAAAGAAGAAATGAAAGAAAATTATTTAGAGTTGGTAGAGAATATTAGTGATTTTGACAAACTCAAGGCCATACTTAAACAAGCAAGACCAGACTTAAAGATTTCTGATTCATATATAGAATACCTAACAGGTCATGTTGATCGTTTAGTGCCAATAAACATTAAACTTCCTAAGGTTGGAGAAAAATTTAAATCAGAAGATATTTTTGCAGATACGAGAAATGTAGATAAAAGATATATAATTGGCTATGTAGATAAGATCAATCCTAAAGCTAAATTATTTAGTGACCTATCTACAAAAGAAAAAGAGATTTATGAAGCAAATGTAATAGCTCAAAATGCGGAAATATTGGGAGATTTTTTTAAAAAAATTGGTATCCCTGAAAGTCAGATTAGCTCCATGAAAGAGGAGTTTTATTATCCTATTCCATTCAGGGAATGGAAAGTAAGAAAAGCTACAGGAGGACCGATATATGGCAAGTACGCGAAACAAATCGCAGGTATATCCTAAGACCTGGCTCCTGCCGCCTGAAGCCGGACCCACGCCTCAGGGCTTGAATATTAATTATAATACTGTTAAAACAGTCAAATTGGAGAAAATAAATGGCAGACAAAATAGACAAAGCTCTACCAAACGAGCCACGTAAGAATATTCACATTCCCGGAGAAGAAGAAGTTGTTGAAGCTCAAGAAGAGATCACAGAAGAGCGTGATGGCGTTGAAGTAACAGAACAAGAAGATGGATCCGTTGATATTGATTTTGATCCAGCTGCTGCATCCATGGAAGGTAGTGATGAACACTACGCAAACTTAGCAGAATTTTTACCAGACCAAGTTCTATCCGAAATGGGAGCAGACCTAAGTGGTAAATACATGGATTATAATATGGGTAGAAAAGAATGGGAAAGAACTTATACCACAGGATTAGATTTATTAGGATTTAAATATGATATGCGAACTGAACCTTTTCAAGGAGCATCAGGCGCAACGCATCCAGTTTTAGCAGAAGCGGTTACACAGTTTCAAGCACTCGCTTATAAAGAATTATTACCAGCAGATGGACCGGTTAGAACACAATCTATCGGTGCACCGAATCCAGAAAAAACAAAACAAGCGGAGAGAGTAAAAGATTACATGAACTATGAACTCATGGAAAAAATGAAAGACTATGAGCCCGATTTTGATCAAATGTTATTTTACTTACCTCTAGCAGGATCAGCATTTAAAAAAGTTTATTACGATGAACTTGAACAGAGAGCAACTTCGAAGTTTGTTCCTGCAGATGATTTGATTGTTCCGTATACGGCTACCTCATTAGACGAAGCGGAAGCAATCATACATCGAATTAAAATTTCTAAAAACGAATTAAGAAAACAACAAGTCGCAGGTTTTTATAGAGATATTGAATTAGGAACTCCTTCTCAAATAGAAGATGATGTTAAGAAAAAAGAACGAGAACTAGAAGGTCAAAGAAAAACTAAAGATGATGATGTTTATACTATTTTAGAATGTCATATTAATTTAGATCTAGAAGGTTTTGAAGACACCGATCAACAAACAGGCGAACAATCTGGAATTAAAATTCCGTACATTGTAACTATTGAAGAATCATCAAGACAAGTTTTATCAATTAAACGAAATTATGAAATTGGAGACCCGAAGAAAAATAAAATAGAATATTTTGTTCATTTTAAATTTTTGCCAGGATTAGGTTTCTATGGCTTCGGTCTCATCCACATGATTGGTGGTCTATCAAGAACTGCAACTGCAGCTCTACGTCAATTATTGGATGCGGGTACGCTCTCCAACTTACCCGCCGGATTTAAAATGCGTGGCATTAGAATTAGAGATGATGCGCAATCAATTCAACCAGGTGAGTTTAGAGATGTCGATGCTCCAGGTGGTAACTTAAAAGATTCGTTTATGATGTTACCATTTAAAGAGCCTTCTCAAACTTTATTACAATTAATGGGTATTGTTGTCCAAGCCGGACAAAGATTTGCATCAATCGCGGATCTACAAGTTGGCGACGGTAATCAACAAGCAGCTGTTGGTACAACTGTTGCTTTACTTGAAAGAGGCAGTAGAACGATGTCAGCAATACATAAAAGAATTTACTCAGCTCTTAAACAGGAATTCAAATTATTAGCTAGAGTATTCAAGCTATATTTACCACCGGAATATCCGTACGATGTAGTTGGGGGTCAAAGAATGATTAAACAAGCAGACTTTGATGATCGGGTAGATATACTGCCAGTTGCGGACCCTAACATTTTCTCTCAAACTCAGCGTATTTCCCTTGCGCAAACAGAGTTGCAATTGGCAGTCGCAAATCCCCAAATGCATAATATGTATCAAGCTTATAGATCTATGTATGAAGCGTTAGGGGTAAAAGATATTGATCAACTTTTAATTAAACCACCTCAACCTACACCTATTGATCCTGCATTAGAAAATATTATGGCTATGGGAGGAAAACCTTTTCAAGCGTTTCCAGGTCAAGATCATAGAGCGCATATCACTGCTCACTTAAATTTTATGGCTACTAACATGGCAAGAAATAATCCAATGGTGATGGCTGCGTTGGAAAAAAACTGTATGGAACATATTTCTCTAATGGCTCAAGAACAAATTGAATTAGAGTTCAAAGATGAAATTCCACAATTAGCACAGATGCAACAAATGGCTCAACAGAATCCACAAGTACAGATGCAATTGATGATGATGCAACAAAGAATTGAAGCAAGGAAAGCAATTTTAATTGCAGAGATGATGGAAGAATTTATGAACGAAGAAAAGAAAATAACTTCACAATTTGACCATGATCCGATCGCTAAATTAAGATCAAGAGAGTTAGATCTTAGAGCAGCGGATAATTTTAGAAAAAAACAGTACGATGATGAGAGAATTAATCTTGATCGTATGAAAGCGATGATGAACCAACAAACTCAAGACGAGAAATTGGATCAAAATGCAAAATTAGCTAAGTTAAGAGCTGATACCTCAATCGAAAAGACAATTTTGAGTAAATCTATCCCCAATGTGGACAAGATGATCCCAAGTGTTGAGATTGAAAAATACAAAGGAGAAAACAGATGACGCTAAACATAAAAAAAGCGATAAAAAAACCTGGAGCATTGAGAAAATCCCTTGGAATTAAAAAAGGGAAGACAATTCCAGCATCTAAGTTACGAGCAGCAGCTAAGAAACCAGGAAAACTTGGACAAAGAGCTAGATTTGCTGTAACATTAGGTAAATTACGTAAAAAATAAGGAGAAAACATGGCTAAAGTAGATGCAAATAAAGCATTAAACGTCGGTAAAGATGGATACCAAAAAGGTGGCATCAATATCGAAACTCCAAGTCAAAATTTGGAGATAGATCCTAGATCTAAGTTGGATAATTGGAATTTAATTCCAACTGGCGACAAAGTTGAGGTCAAAGGAACTAAAAGAATGCTAAAATCTAAAAGCAAAACTGCAACTTGGTTCTAGTATGTGGTTTAGTGCTGTAAAATTAGCTCTTAACGCTGGGAGTCACATTTATAAAAAGCGTCAAGAGACAAAAATGGCTATGGCTGATGCACAACACATGCATGCAGCTAAGATGGCCCGAGGTGAGGAAGCTTACCAGGGCAAACTTTTAGAGGCTCGGCAAAACGACTACAAGGACGAGGTCGTTTTAGCGATTCTCACACTCCCCATAATAATTTTGGCCTGGGGGGTATGGTCGGACGATCCGGCCGCTATGGAGAAGATTAAAATCTTTTTTGAGCATTTCCAGGCGCTTCCGTCATGGTTTACAAATTTATGGATCCTTGTCTGCGCCAGCATTTTTGGTATAAAGGGTACACAAATATTTCGTGGTGGTAAAAAATAGACTAGACATGAATTAAGAAAACTAATATAAGCAATCAAGGAGAAAACTATGAGACAAAATGGCGTAAGATCAAATGTAAGATTTCCATACAAAAAAGGTGGAGCTTCCAAAAAGAAAAAACAAGGTTACAAAGCTAGAGAAGATGAATCTCTAGGCATGAGAACTGGAAAAGAATCCACTAAGAAACAATCTATGAAAGATCGTAGAGACGAGTCTTATGGAAAATGGGGCAAACGTAAATCGGGTAAAATTAACAAGTAGGTAATTATTATGAGTACTAATAGAGAAACAGCAAGAAAATCTGGTGGAATGAAAGATGAGTGGAAAGAATATCATGGTAAAGGAACAGCAGACAAAACAGTGCAACATCCACATTCAAAACTTAAATCACAAAAAGAATATAAAAAAATAACTGATAGTAAAAAATTTAAAGAAGCCAGTTATGACGAAGCAAATAAAATGTTAGCTGATTCTCATCCAACTGAGCTGAAAGGAACCTACAAAAAAGGTGGAAAAGTTAAAAGAAAAAACACAAGCCGTGAAAACAGATTAGAAGAACTTGGCCGTGTTGATGCAGAAAAAGCTTATTCAAGAAAAGGCAAAAGAAATTTAAAATCTGAGAAAAAAAGAATCGTTAGAGAACTAAAATCTACAGGTGGTTCCGCTGGTGCAGTTATGAGTGGAAAAAAAGTTGGCATACAAATAAGATAAGGAGATCCGATAATGACAAATAAAAGAGGAATAAACACTTCAATTTTAATTAAAAACGGCCCTACAAGTGCAGGTAATGGAAGAGGAATAACTCCTCCAACACCAGCTAGTTCAGGTTTAGCACCGACTGGTTCAGCACATGCCGTTCCAATTAATATAACTAAAGGTAGAAGAGCAATAGATAATAAAGCTTCCAATGCTAATATCACATTAGTTGGCGCTAGATCGAGAGTCTAATGTCTCAAAAAGCACTTCAAAAACTTCAACAGATGATGAAGGGGACGAAGAAGAAAAAACCTGTCGTTAAATCTGCAAGAACACTAGCTCTAGAAGGTAGAAAGCATTTTGGTCATGGAGGAACAAACTCTATGATTAGCCAAGCGCAAAGAGATTATAATGGTAGTTATTTTGGAGGCTCAAGTTTAGGAGGCGTCAAAGTAAGCAATAAAAGTTACGATAAATATTATGGATCATTATTTAAGCCGAAAGGATTTATAAAATAATAGAAAGAATAAAATGGATGAAATAACAATAATTAATAAGATACAACGTCAGCTCAAAGAATTATATCAACAAATCGGCGATGCAATGATTGCCGGAGGGGTTGACAACATGGAAAAATATAAATATATGATGGGACAGGCACATGCCTATTATAAAATCAGTCAGGATATCTCTAACCTGCTAAACAAGGAGCAAAAAAATGAAGGAACAGTCGTCAACATCAAGCCCAAAGACTAAGCCGGCGCTATTAGACCAATACAAAGAATTCAAAGAACATCAAGCGGTAGAAACTAAAAAACAAAAAAAGATCGCCGAAAAAAATTTAGCAAACACAGAAGAAACTAAACTCCCAAATCCTACGGGATGGAGAATGTTAATTTTACCATTTAAGATGGGGGAAAAAACTAAAGGTGGTGTTGTATTAGCTGATGAAACTATTGAGCGATCTCAAGTCGCTTCAACATGTGGACTTGTTTTAAGAATGGGACCATATTGTTATGATAAACAAAAATTCCCAGAAGGACCTTGGTGTAAAAAAGGTGACTGGGTAATTTTTGCAAGATATGCAGGATCAAGAATCCTGATAGATGGCGGGGAAGTAAGATTGCTAAACGACGATGAAATTTTAGCAACCATCGATAATCCCGAAGATATATTTCATCAATATTAACATAGGAGATAACTATGCCAGACGAAGAAAAGAAAACAGTAGATATTGACACATCCGGTCCAGCAATGGATGTTGATATCCCTGAACAAAAAGACGAAGCTACTATTGAAGAAAAAGAGGTTGTTCAAAAAGAAGAACCTACTGTTAGAGAAGTAGTTGAAGAAAAACCCGCTGCAGAGCCAGAGGTTAAGAAAGAAGAAGAAGTAAAAGTAGAAAAAGAAATTAAAGAAGAAAAGAAAGAAGAAGAATTAGAACAATACTCTGAAGGTGTTCAGAAAAGAATAGCTAAGTTAACTAAAAAATGGCGAGAAGCAGAACGCCAAAAAGATGAAGCTATTGGTTATGCACAGAGAGTGCTTAGAGCAAAAGAAAAAACTGATGCTAAAATCTCGAAGCTTGAACCAAGTTACTTATCAATTTCAGAAGAGCGTATTACATCCGGTATAGAAGCTGCTAAAGCAAAACTGGCTGCTGCTAGAGAAGCACAAGATCTAGGCGCAGAAACAGATGCATTGGCTGCTATATCTGAATTGGGTGTTAAAAAAGCGCAACTCAATGAAACTAAAGCGGCACAAGAAGAGTATAATAAAAAACAATCAACCAAAAAAGAACCAAGTCTTGCTAGACAGTTAGCAGCTACAGGGACACCCGATCCTAAAGCAGAAGCCTGGGCAGAGAAAAATTCATGGTTTGGACAAAACAATGCCATGACTTATACTGCTATGGATCTTCATAAAACCCTAACTGAAGCAGAAGGATTTGATTCCTCAAGTGACGAATATTATGCGGAAATAGATAGAAGAATAAAGCTTGAATTCCCCCATAAATTTGATAGAACAACATTAGCGGAAGGAACGACTAAACCCGTACAAACAGTAGCTTCAGCGAAGCGAAGTACAAAGACCGGTCGCAAAACAGTGAGACTCACGCCGTCTCAAGTATCAATCGCTAAAAAATTAGGTGTGCCACTTGAAGAGTATGCGAAACAATTAAACATCACGAAGGAGGCATAAGCATATGAGTACAGATAAAAAAACTTCCCGTGCGAGTCAAACTAGAGAAAAGGAATCTCACAAAAAAGTTTGGGCTCCACCATCATCTTTAGATGCACCCCCTGCGCCAACAGGATTTCAACATAGATGGCTAAGAGCTGAATCATTAGGATTCAATGACTCTAAGAATATTCAAGGCAGACTTCGGTCTGGTTATGAATTAGTTAGATCAGATGAATATCCGGATTCAGATTATCCAGTTGTTGAAGATGGCAAGTACAAGGGTGTGATCGGAGTTGGAGGCCTTTTGCTCGCAAGGGTACCTGACGAGATCGTAAAACAACGTGGCGACTATTATGCAAAACAACACAACGATAAAGTCGAAGCGCTGGACAAGGATCTACTGAAGGAAGAGCACCAGAGTATGCCTATCAATATTGATAGACAATCTCGCGTAACTTTTGGTGGCTCAAAGAAAAGTTAATTTTTTAACGATTCTAACCACTCAAAGATAAACTAACGGACTGGAGGCCCGCAAGGGCAGGTCTATAAGGAGGCCATCATGGCAAATCAAACAGTAGCGTTCGGTCTAAGACCGATCGGTAAAGTTGGTCAGAATGATGACAACCAAGGTTTATCTGAGTTTAGCATTGCAGCTAGTTCAGCAGCTATGTACCAAAACGACCCTGTGCAAGCAGCGGCGACTGGTTACATAACTGTTGTGTCAACTTCAACTGCAACTATCTTAGGTTCACTTAATGGTATCTATTATACTGACGCAAACACAAGTAAGCCTACGTGGGCTAACAATCTCAAAGCAGCTAACACTGCAACTGATATTGTTGGTTTCGTAAGCGATGACCCGTACGAAAGATTTGAAATACAATCTGATAACACAGCTGCATCAGCGCAGACTGATGTTTTCAACTGTGCGGACATTGCATATACGGCAGGTGATTCAGCAAACTATCTATCAAGAGTTGAGCTGGATAACGACACGTTAACAACAACAGCCCAGCAGCTAAAAATCCTTGGTGTGACTAAGAATATCGATAACGACGAAATCGGTTCTTCTCATGTCAATTGGATTGTAAAAGTGAATTCTCACTTTTTAGCTAATGGCACAGCCGGAATATAAGGAGAATAGACTATGGCAATATCACGAGGACAACTAGTTAAAGAACTAGAGCCAGGTTTGAATGCTTTATTCGGCTTGGAATATAAACGTTATGAGAATCAGCATGCTGAGATATACGTAACAGAATCTTCAGACAGAGCGTTTGAAGAAGAAGTTATGTTATCTGGTTTTGCAAATGCAGCGGTTAAACCGGAAGGTGGTGCAGTAACTTTTGACAATGCTCAAGAGACTTACACAGCACGTTACACTATGGAAACTATTGCATTAGCATTCGCGATCACTGAAGAAGCGATCGAGGATAACCTGTATGATAGACTTGCGTCTAGATATACAAAAGCATTAGCTCGTTCTATGGCGAATACTAAACAAATCAAAGCAGTTGATCCGTTGATCAATGGGTTACCGCAAACAGGAACTTTCACTTCTGGTGACGGTTCTGCATTGTTTGCAACTAGTCACCCAACGATTGCTGGAACAGTTCAAAATACTTTGACAACTCAAGCAGACCTTAATGAAACTTCATTGGAGCAAGCGTTAATCGACATTGCAGCAATGACAGATGAAAGAGGGTTAAAAATTGCAGCTAGAGGAATGAAAATGATCGTTCCTGCAGCAGGTCAATTTAATGCTGAGAGACTTATGAAGTCACAAGGTAGAACTGGTACTGCTGATAACGATATCAATGCAATCGTATCTATGGGAATGGTTCCTCAAGGTTATAGAGTGAACAATTTCTTAACTGATGCAGATTCTTGGTATCTTATCACTGACGTACCAAATGGTATGAAATACTTCGAAAGAACGCCTATTAAAACGGCGATGGAAGGTGATTTCGATACTGGTAACGTAAGATACAAAGCTAGAGAAAGATACAGATTTGGTGTATCTGACTATAGAGGTATCTTTGGCGTTCAAGGTGCGTAATAGTTAAAACTTTTTTGTGGCGGGACATAGTTTCGCCACAAAATTAATATAGAAAGATAAAATGAAGAAATATCTTATAAACATCTGGGCCTATGATTACCACGCTAAATTTGAAGTTTTATCGGAAGATAATGCCAATTCTATTGAACAGGCAATACTTGACAAATTAGGAGAAAAAAGTGTAAAATGGGAATCAACGGGAATGTTTAGAGATATTCCTAACAGAATAACCTATGAGGAGGTTAGTCATGACCGAAGACCTGTACAAACAAAAGAGGTCCTTGGAGTTAGGGTGGCAGTATGAGTATAATCAACA